CAGGCAAGATATGACGCTGCTGCTCCAAATACGATTGCTGCATCTGCTCTTGCTTCTGCGCTGCAATCTGTTGCATTCTTTGCTGCTCAGCTTGGACGGCCTGAAGTTGCGCGGTGCGCCCCTCCTGCTCCTTCCGCCACTGACGTTCCGCCTTCGCTGCCATTACGGGGTCTGTGTCATACAGAGTGTCCCAGTCCGGCTCCTGTTCCGCTGCCTGTTGGATGCGCTCTGCCATTGCCGGCAGTAGTTGCGCATATTCAGCACGCTCGCGTTCAATCTCCTGATACTGCGCTTCCATAGCCTTTCGGTTTTCGGCGAGCTCCTGAGTTTTACGCGTGTAGTCCTTCTGCCGTAGGTGTCCGCTGCGCAGCTCCTCAATGGTTATCTCTTCGCCATCGACCTCAATGGTCGTGGACAAATCAAGAGATCCATATTGGTCGCCGTCATCGTCGCCTTCGTCGTCCAGATCGCTTTCAGACCCCTCAACGGCAGAGTTATCAGCTTGCGCCTCATACTCGTCCTCTTGGCCTTCCGGCATTTCGGCTTCGTCCACTTGCGCGGCTTCTGCCTCAAGCGCATCGTCCGTCGTCACGTTATCCTCTTGGGGCGTGAGCATACTTCTGATTGCATTCTGAGCGCTGTACAGGTCAGTCCCTTGCGGGGTGCTGTTGTCTGACATCTCTTTCTTCCTCTATTATGCTACTTTTTGAGCTTCATTTCAATAGTAGCGTTATCAACCATGCTGCGCAGCGACTGGCGAACCATGTCAATTCCGCGCAACTTCATGTAAACAGCCTCTCGGCCGTCGGTGTCACTGGGGCCAGTTGCCTTAAACTGCGTCCAGCAATCCGCCTCGGCTTCCTCAAGAAACCGAAGCAAATCAGTGTCAGCGAGCAGGCGCTCCGCCTGCTTGCCGTCCGTGATGATCTGCTGCTTAGTCTTCACGCGTCGCCTCCGTGATTATGTCAGCCTGAGCCTTCATCACTTCGCGGTTGATCGCCATGTCGGCCCGGATCTGGGCGACGTCAAGCTGCGTGCCGTACTTCGCCTTCAGCTCCTCCGCCTTGACGCGGATGTCGGCCTCGAGCTCGTCGCGCTTGCGGTCGTCTTCCATCATCATCTGCTCGCGCTTCAGCTGAAGGTCTGCCGCCTTCTTCTGCATGTCAGCCTGTATCTGTTGGATCTGAACCTGTATCAGCTGCTCGTTGATGTCTGGCTTGTTGTCTGGCGGTGGCGGCTGGAATTTCGCAGGATCGCTCCAGAACTGCGACGTGTCCTTGAAGCCAGCCAGAGACGTCATCTCCTTGAGCGTGTTGCTCAGCTTGGCGATGTCGGTCAGCGGGTTATTCGGACCCATCGTCGACATGGCTTCCTTCTGCATTTCGCCGATCTGGCGCAGCATCATCATCCGCTCAGTGTCAGTTCCGCGGCCGAGGGCTACGTTGACAGATACGTCCATGTTGGCGTCCCAGACCCTCGGGTCGATTTCAATGAAGTCGTTGTTCAAGCGGATCATCCGCGCCTTATCTTGGTGCGTGGTGATGTTGTACAGGACAAGCTCGTACAGGCGCTTTACGCCGGTTTCAGCGAACACCCTAGCAATCATCTCAATGTGTTGCTGTGCGGCGCTCACAGTGGCTGCCACAGCCGTTGCAGTGCTAGACTGTAGGGCGCCGGCGTCTAAACCCATAGACGCCTTGGAAATGCCTGTGCGGGCCTCCTTGACCTCGTCCATGTAGTTCAGGACCGGGAATGCCTGCTGACCTACAAACGGCACGGTGAGCTGTTGGATCGAGCCCGGAGCGCGCTGGCGGACGATTGAACCCATCTCTGTGTTCATGGCGTCATCCATGTTGACCATGCCCTCGACGACTGCAACGCGAGGATGAATGCTCAGGCTTAGGCTGTCCAGAGAGTTGCGCATGACGACTGACTTGATGCGCTGGATGTCCATCACGGTGTCGGCGACGGACATGCCGAAAAAGTCGTGCGGCTCGGGGTCTGGGCAGAGTGTTGCGAATGGCGCCATGTCGCACGGCTCGTTGTTGAGAATGACGTTGCCATCTCCGCCGGTGCAGATCTTGCGCAGCTCGGCGATGCCGTCTCCGTCGTAGTCAACTCGGATGTAGTTTTCGACATATAGCACCTTACGCATAGCCGGATCTTGGCGCGCATTCATGTCGTTTGACAATGCCGGGTTGCGCGTGTTGCGCTCGACGTTGGTGTCCATGTCGTCGTGGGTCGATGACAGGTTGTAGACCTCGTCGTAGTCGTATCCCATAGATACAAGCTCAGAGACAGTCACGATGCGGCGGTGCGCAACGTAGTCGGCTTCCTCAACGGATTTAGCCTCGCGGGAGATCAGGAACTCCTCCGGCGGCAGAGCCTCCACCTTCACGCGTCCGTCTGGCCGGGTGTAGGTGACGCGCAGGTCGTGTGACATGGGCGGCATGATGATCTGGCCAGTCGCAGGGTCGATCTGCGGCTCGCCGACCGGCGTGCTCACGGTAATGTCAACCTCGGCGGCTGGGTCAGCCATGAGCGCAGCCAGAGCGGTGTCATCGACGCCGGTGTATTCGATTGTGTCAAACTCGGTCTTGTCTTCCCAGTAACACTTGAGGATGCCGACCTTGCGCACCAGCGCGTCCATAAACGCGCTGTGCATCTCCATGAAGCCGCGGTTGTCGCGGTTGATGATGAAGTTGGCGTACTCGGTGGCCTGCTTTGCCGCCGGCACGTCCTCCGCGTTCTGCGGGACGTATTCGACGGTGCGGTCGGACCCGTTGAAGATGCGCATCAGGGACGGCATGATCGCCTGTACGGTATCCCGTACGTCCATGCTGACCACTTGGCTGCGACCCTCTTCCTCGTCACCAAACGGCTCACCCCGGTAGTATTGCGTCGCGGTGGCTCGGATCGGGGAGACCCAGTTGTCGATGAAGTCTATGGCGTCGTCGATCTCGTTGCCGACGATGCCTTGCAACTCCTGATCGTCCATGACGTCCGGGTTCAGTTCAGCCTCGAGCTCGGAGGCCATTTCGTTTATCTCATAGTCCATCTTTTTTCGCCTTCTCAAACTCGCGCGCATCTTGTTGCGCCTTACGCTCCAACTCGTCTTCTAGGTCTGCCAGCTTTGCTGTCGGCCTGTGGCCCAAGCCACCCGCTATTTTTGCCATTTTTGGTTCTCGATGTACCTTAGAAGTGACTTGGTTTCATCAGGATCTGGCATACCAAGCGGATCGCTAGTCCAAGACGGCATTAGCCCAGACTTTTGATCGGCAAAAACAGTGTCAGAGGTGTTTGCAGTCCTATTAGACATTCCAAACGGGCCGGAGTTAAGCCAGCTGTTTTGCCCTCTGGTCTCAGACGTCATGGCGCCTATGGCGTCAGGCGAATACATCCGAGAGTGCTCCAGAAAAGCCCGCTCCTCGCCTTGACGCCTAAAGAACGGATTGCCCGAGCCAAAATGCCCGAAAGCATCGTGCACGGCTCTGAAAGCGTCGTTGGCCACGGCGTCGCTCTTATCGCCGACCTTGCCGACGCCTTTTAGCAAGGGATTGTCAGCCGCATCAAAAGATGTGTTTGTGCCGAACCCGAAGTCAGTTGGATAAACCCACAACTTACCGTTCTCAACGATGTCCTGATAGCCCATCGCCGGCGATGCCGCGTAAGGGTCATCCATGCCTTCCTTCAAGAACTTAAACTCAACACCGGCGTCTTTAAGCGCCTTGTATTGGCCCATAGTCTCGTCGATCATGGCTTCATACGCGCGCTTGACGTCAGCCCCCGTAGGGTTGTGCTCCATCATATCGTAAGCGGCTGCGATCAGCCTTGCGCGCTCTTCGCTGAAAGCGGGGTACTCGGAAAACCCAGAGACATCCATGTTCTGAGCCTTCATGTAAGACTTTGCTGCCTCTTCGATCTGGCTCACCGGGCGGGCGTCGTAACTTTCCCCGGAAGGCATTTTAACCTTGCTGGGCTTGCCAGTGGCGCCCTTGTAGCCTTCGACGTCTTGGAGCTTCTGGCCGATCATGTATGCAGACGCGGCCTGATTTCCCAGAGACCTTGCGCCCAGAGAAGACGCTGCCGCTTTTGCGCCTGTTCTCAATGCTTTAGCTCCGGGGATCGCCATCGCAGCGGTTGACGCAAGGTCAGCGTAACGCGCGTCGTTGGCCATCTTAAGTTGCTCAGGCGTCGCGGTGGAGAGCGTCACGCCTTCAGGCAGGTAGTCCACCGCCGTATTCGTCAGCGCGCGCTGGACGGTGCCGGCGGTGTCGCTGACGACGCCCCGCACGGTGCCGACTGGGTCGGTGGCCATAGACTGGATGCCGCCGATCATACTCTCGCCGATTGCCTTGTTGACTGCCAGCGGATCTTCTTGGACAGCGCGCAGAAGGCCGGCGCCGCCCTCACCTGTCACTCGAGCCATGCCGAATAGGTCTTTGAGTGGGCCGCGTAGGCCCGGTGGGATGTATTGCTCGTAACCTGCCATTAGTCCAGTAGCCCTCTGGGCCGCATTTTCGGGCGCGGCGACATAGTGACGGGGTAAGTGTCTCCGGTCGCCTGATTGTAATACTGGCGCACGTTACTGACGTAGGTGCGGTCGTCGTCGTAGGGTAGATTTTCGTATTTAGCCCCGCCCGACTTTACTGCGCCGACGCCGGCGGTGTAGGCTGCTACAGCTTGGTCGACGTTACCATCAAATTCAGCCAGCATCGCCCTCATGTAGCGGTTTGCAAATTCGCGATTAATCTCTGGGGTATCTAGTAGCGCCTTTGCAGCCTCTTCCGTCTGCTCAAAGCGGCCGAAGCCCATCTCCTCTGCAACGTCAAATATATTACTCGCGCCACTTCTTTCGTAACCCGGCTTCATCGCTGTTCTAGGTTTAACTTGCATAATACCGCGGGCGCCACTCTTGGGATTGACTAAATCGCTAAGGTCTCTGGTCGGCTCATTTTGGTCGCGATTGCGGCTGCTCTCCTGACGCTGGATGGCGTCGAGTAGAGACGTGAAGTTAAGATCATTATCTGGCATTAGTTACTGCCTCCCTGCGTCTTCAAGTATTCCTCGAAAATTGCCCTCATGCGAACAGGATCATTTCTATACTTGTCGAAGGCTGGAAGGCTCCCGACCTGCTTCATGAAGGCGTCAAATTCACCTCCGGGCATGTACCTCGGATCGCCAGTCTGCACGAACTGGGCGTTGTCGTTATCTGGAGCGAAGTCGAATGAGCTCATTTCGGTGCGAGCCGGGGCTGTTGTTATGGGTGCCACGGGCTCTATGATCGGCGCCTGCTGCCTCTGGGGTCGGTATGACGACCGCAGCTCGCTTTGCGGAGGCGGTGCGTCGTATCCGCTAATAATACGCGCGAGCACCCCCATAGGTGTCGGCATATTGGTCAGCTTGTGCATAAATGTTCCGGGCTGCGGCAGGTTCGCGTCGCGGTAGGTCTGGGCCAAAGATCCCGGCTGGAAATCGGAGCGGAGGCGTCCGCCGCTGGTGTAGGGATCGCGGCCGGGGTTAGCCACCTGACGGAAGTCGCTCACAGACGGGCCGATGGCCGTGCTGTAGTGGGGTGCGTTGCCGTAACGAGAATTTGGCTCGAAACCGCTTTCGGTGCGCCCGAGATACTTGTTGTACTGGTCGGCGCGGGCGTCGCCCTGCGTGCGCCGCATTGTCTGCTCCGTGCGGTCGTAATAGTCGCGGTCCTTTTCCTTGAACCCGAACCCCATCGCCAAGTCGTCTAAGATGCCCATACGCTCGCCTCGCCCTTCTCTTCCCGCAATAATACACCAAACCCGCCTTCAGTGTAACCCCGCGCACTTGGGGGAAGAACCAAGAGCACGGGGGAGCCAGCAAGCTCAACGGCTGGGTGGGAGGGTAGCCGCTAACAGGCGCAGGATAACAAAAAAGTTTGCCGGAGGCCAGTTTTTTGCATTTTAGGGGTTGCAGTCTGTAGATGTTAACATTAGGTTAACTTATATAGACACAAACAAAGGGAACACGGACATGAAAATCACTAAGAAAGCAATCCAAGCTCTGGCAACACAATCTGTCAAAGACCAATACGCTCTTGAGGCGGACAAAGTTATCTATCTGGAACATGTGATTGATGCTGGAGGGTTTGACATCAGCTTGACTGACAATTGGCAGCAATGGGATCGCTGCATCGAATGGCTTGAAAACGCTGTATAATCAACACGGGGAGCTGCGGCTCCCCACTCAAACTGGGAGAAACAACAATGAAAGTATTTAATTTCACAAACGGCACTAAAGGCGAGTTGCTTGCAGATATTAAACTCATTGACTACGCTGGCGGATGGCTTGTTGAGAAAGCCGGGAGCACTTTTGAGGTGACGCTGTCAGGCGCACATGGTGGCAAAGATGACCGCTGGGGATGGCACTCAAACGCTGGACATAATCTGAATGGCAAAGACGTTCATATTGATCCGAAAGATTTTGGCGCAAATGCCGTTTGCTTCTGCACTGGTGAGTTTTTTCATCAGTGGCATGAAGGGCATCCTGAAGCAGAGAGCCATTGGTGCTGGAATGTAATCGGCACAACCGACTGGAACCGCAGCGCGTGTAAGTCAGGTATCTTGAAGGCAACAAAGCAAGCCTAATCAACACGGGGAGCTCCGGCTCCCCACAACGCTCGGGAGGGCAACACATGACAAACTCAAACTTCACATACAACGACGGTGGCCGCGCCGCTTCTGGTCGCAAAGGTTCCGCCGGCGACTGCGGCGTGCGCGCCATGTCAATCGCGCTGGGCCTTGATTACGACGCCTGCTACAAGGAATTGGCTCAGGCCAACAAGGATGCTGGCAATAAAAAGTCAGCCAGAAACGGATTGCCGAAATCTGTTTACGAAAAAGTGCTTAACAAGCATGGCTGGTTTTGGATGGCTGCGCCCAAGTTTGAGGGACGCAAGTGCAAGGCTGCTGACACAGAGGGCGTTTGCATCGCGCGAATGTCTGGGCATTACTGCGCTGTCGTTG